TAAATGAATATTATAGGCAGTTTCCAAGAACTGAAGCTCATGCTTTTAGAGATGAAACAAAAGATAGTTTATTTAATTTAACTAAAATCTACGAGCAAATAGATTATAATACTGAATTAAATAATATAGCTGCTGTAACAACTGGTAGCTTTCAATGGGAAAATGGTATTAAAGATACAAGAGTTATATTTGCTCCAAATAAAGATGGTAGATTTAGAATAAGCTGGGTGCCACCTAAAAACTTACAAAATCGAGTGATACTAAAAAATGGAGGTAAGTATCCTGGAAATGAACATATTGGAGCATTTGGATTAGATAGTTATGATATATCAGGTACTGTAGATGGTAAAGGTTCTAATGGAGCATTACACGGTTTAACTAAGTTTTCTATGGAAGACGCACCGCCTAATCACTTCTTTTTAGAATATATATCAAGGCCGCAAACAGCTGAAATATTCTTTGAAGATGTATTAATGGCTATGGTATTTTATGGTATGCCCATACTTGCTGAAAATAACAAACCTAGGTTTTTATACTATTTAAAGCGAAGAGGTTACAGAGGTTATTCTATGAATCGTCCTGATAAAATATGGAATAAACTTTCAGCTACAGAAAAAGAAATAGGTGGTATACCTAATTCAAGTGAAGATATTAAGCAAGCGCATGCTGCTGCTATTGAATCTTATATAGAAACATATGTAGGATTAAAAGAAGATGGTTACGGTGATATGTACCATCAAAAGACATTAGAAGACTGGGCTAAGTTCAATATAAACAATAGAACAAAGCACGATGCTTCAATAAGCTCGGGTTTAGCTATTATGGCTTGTAATAAAAATAGGTATACACCTGTTAATACAAGACAAATAAAAACTGTAGCTTTAGGTATTAAAAGATATGATAACACGGGTTATAATTCAAAAATAAAATAGATGATAAATACTAATTACAATAGTTCTTTTCCAGATCAGGTTGTGCCAGATGTAGAAAAAGCTTCTTATGAGTACGGGCTGCAAGTAGGTAGAGCTATTGAATCTGAGTGGTTTAGGAACGATAGAGGTTGGTACGATAGATTTAATACAAACTATAATAATTTCCATAGACTAAGATTATATGCTAGAGGAGAACAATCTATTCAAAAATACAAAGACGAATTATCTATTAATGGTGACTTATCTTATTTAAATTTAGACTGGAAGCCCGTACCAGTTATACCTAAATTTGTAGATATTGTTGTAAATGGTATGTCTCAAAGATCTTATGATATAAAAGCTTTTGCTCAAGATCCTGAGTCAATAATGAAAAGAACTACTTATGCTGAAGCTCTGCAAAGAGATATGATGCAAAAAGATCTTATTAAGCAAATACAACAAGCAACAGGATTAGATGTTTCTAAATCACAAGGTAAAGGTTTAGAGATGGAAAGTGAAGAAGATTTACAGTTGCATATGCAAATGGATTATAAAGAGTCCATTGAAGTAGCTGAAGAAGAAGTTATTAATAATATATTAGCTAGTAATAAATATGATTTAACTAGAAGAAGATTAAATCAAGATTTAACTATATTAGGTATTGCTGCAACTAAAACGTCTTTTAATAGATCTGAAGGTGTTACTGTTGATTATGTGGATCCAGCTAGTTTAGTTTATTCGTATACTGAAGATCCTAATTTTGAAGATATATATTATGTAGGTGAAGTAAAACCTATTAGTCTAGCAGAACTTAAAAAGCAGTTTCCTAATTTAACACCAAGTGATTTAGAAGAAATACAAAAGTATCCAGGTAATCAAAACTATACTAGGAACTGGAGTGGTCGTTATGATGATGATACGGTGCAAGTATTATATTTTGAGTATAAAACATTTACTAATCAAGTATTTAAAATAAAAGAAACTGCATCAGGTCTTGAAAAAGCATTAGAAAAGCAAGATACATTTATAGATGCACCTGATGGTGATAACTTTAAAAAAGCATATAGATCAATTGAAGTATTATACTCAGGAGCTAAAATATTAGGTCATGAAAAAATGCTTGAGTGGAAGCTAGCTGAAAATATGACAAGACCGTTTGCTGATACTGTTAAAGTTAACATGAACTATAACATCGTAGCTCCTAGATTATATAAAGGTCGTATAGAATCAATTGTAAGCAGAATTACTGGTTTTGCTGATATGATACAGTTAACACATTTAAAACTACAACAGGTGATGTCTAGGATAGTACCTGATGGAGTTTATATGGATATAGATGGTTTAGCAGAAGTAGATTTAGGTAATGGTACTAATTATAATCCAGCTGAGGCATTAAATATGTATTTCCAGACTGGTAGTATTGTAGGTAGATCAATGACTCAAGATGGTGGTATGAACCCAGGTAAAGTTCCAATACAAGAACTTGCCACATCAAATGGTATGGGTAAAATACAATCATTAATACAGACTTACGAGTATTACTTAAAAATGATTAGAGACGTGACCGGACTTAATGAAGCAAGAGATGGTACATTACCAGATAAGCAATCATTAGTTGGCTTACAAAAACTTGCTGCTGCCAATTCAAACGTAGCTACAAGACACGTGTTACAAGCTAGTTTATATTTAACACTTAGAACTTGTGAAAATATATCATTAAGAGTAGCTGATGCTTTAATGTTCCCAATGACTAAGCAATCTTTAATGTCTAGTATATCTAGGTATAACGTTGGTACATTAGAAGAGTTATCTAAATTAAATATGCATGACTTTGGTATATTTTTAGAACTAGAGCCAGATGAAGAAGAAAAACAAGTATTAGAAAATAATATACAAATAGCTTTAAAAGCTGGACAAATAGATCTTGAAGATGCTATTGACATTAGAGAAGTTGCTAATTTAAAGTTAGCTAATCAAATGTTAAAAAAGCGTAGAAAAGATAAAGCAGCTAGAGATCAGCAAGCACAACAAGCTAATATACAATCACAAGCACAAGCAAATGCTCAATTAGCTGAGCAAACTGCTTTAGCTGAAACTCAAAAGCAACAAGTATTAACTGAGCAAAAAATGCAACTTGAAAAAGCTAAGAGTGATTTCGAAGTGCAAAAGATGGAGAGAGAGGCACAGATTAAACAACAGTTAATGGAACTAGAGTTTAATTATAATATGCAACTTGCTCAAGCTCAAGGACAAGCTAGAAAAGAGCAAGAAAAATTTAAAGAAGATCGTAAAGACGAACGAACTAAAATACAAGCAACACAACAATCTGAGTTAATAGATCAAAGAAAAAATGATTTATTACCTAAGAACTTTGAATCCGCTGGTAGTGACACGCTAGGTGGGTTTGGTCTAGAGCAATTTGAGCCTAGATAAATTTTATATTAACTATTATATTATATTATGTCAGAAAAAGTAAAAGAGGAAGGTTCTTTTAAAATAAAAAAGAAACCAGGTAGACCTAAAAAACTTACCAACAAAGGAGAAACAATAAAAGTAGATTTATCTAAAAAAGAAGAAAAAGTAGAAGATGCCGTTCAAGAGCAAACAACAAATGAAGTACTTGTTCGCGACGAACCCAAAGCTAGCGAAGAAGTTTCTAAAGAAAACATCGAAGAAACAACTGAAAAACCTACCGAAGAGAGCAAAGAAGAGAAAGTAATTCCAATACAAGAAATTACTGAAGAGCCTAAGGTAGAAGAAAAAAAAGAGCCAGTTATAGAAGCTGCTCTAGAGCCTGCTAAGCCTGAAGTTAACTTACCTGAAAATATAGATAAGTTAGTTAAGTTTATGCAAGAAACAGGTGGTACAGTTGAAGACTACGTTAGATTAAATGCTGATTATAGCAACGTAGATGACAATACTTTAATTAGAGAATACTACAAACAGACTAAACCACACTTAGATATGGAAGAGGTTAACTTTTTGTTAGAAGATAGCTTTTCATATGATGAAGAAGTGGATGAAGAGCGAGACATAAAAAAGAAAAAACTTGCTTTCAAAGAAGAAATTGCTAAAGCCCGTAAATTTTTAGAGGATACTAAGAGTAAATATTACGACGAAATCAAGTTGAGACCCGGCGTAACTCAAGACCAACAAAAGGCTATGGACTTTTTCAATAGATACAACGAAGAACAGAAAATGGTTCAAGATCAACACAAGAGGTTCCAAAGTAACACTAAAAACTTCTTTAACCAAGAATTCAAAGGTTTTGACTTCAATATTGGTGAAAAGAAATTTAGATATGGAGTTTCGGACACTGACGGTGTTGCTAATACCCAATCTGATCTAACTAATTTTGTTGGGAAGTTCCTAAATGAAAAAGGTGAAGTAAAAGATTATGCTGGTTACCACAAAGCCATTTATGCTGCTGAAAACGCTGATACAATAGCTAATCATTTTTATGAGCAAGGCAAAGCCGATGCTGTAAAAGATATGATGGCTAAATCTAAAAATGTAAGTAATAAACCTAGAGTAACATCTACAGGTGATGTATTTATTAACGGGTTAAAAGTAAAAGCAATTAGCGGTGTAGATAGTTCTAAGTTAAAAATAAAAACAAAACAAAAATAAAACTTAAAACTAATAATTATGGCACTAGATGCAAGTAATGCCCCGGGATTACTCCCACATCAAAAGAGAGTTACTCTATCAAGTAATTACTTATCTTTTGATAGCTCCACAGGTGGAGGAACTTTTGCTCAACAATACTTACCAGAATTGTATGAAGCAGAAGTAGAAAGATTTGGTAACAGAACGTTATCAGGTTTTTTAAGAATGGTTGGCGCTGAAATGCCAATGACATCGGATCAAGTTATTTGGTCTGAACAAAATAGATTACACATTTCTTACGATGGTTGTACTAACAACGGTGCTGGTACTATATTAACTGTTCCAGTTGAAGATGGTAAAGAATGTGTTATTAGAATAGGTTCTACAGTAGTTATCTCAAATGGGTTAAAAACTGTAAAAGCTAGAGTACATAATGTTGGCGCGGCTACAGGTTCTGGAGCTTCAAGAATTGCTAATGTACACTATAGAACTTATGCTGTTAATGACGGTTCTGCTATTGACACAACTGCAGGAGCTTGTAAAATATTTGTTTATGGATCTGAGTTTGCTAAAGGTACTCCAGGTATGGAAACTTTTAACACTAGTGCTCATTCTACTCAAGCAATACAGCCTGATTTTAAACAATTTGATAATAAGCCTATTATTCTTAAAGACTTTTATGAAGTTTCTGGATCTGATGCTGCTCAAATTGGCTGGGTTGAAGTTGCTACTGAAGATGGTGCTTCTGGATACCTATGGTATCTAAAGGCTGAATCTGAAACAAGGTTACGTTTTGAAGATTACTTAGAAATGAGTATGGTTGAAGCTGAGAAAAAAGGTACTTCAACTTCTGGCGTTACAGTAGATGGTTCTGAAGGTTTATTTGCTGCTATTGAAGATAGAGGAAATATCTATAACGACTTTGCTGGCGCTCAACATCCTGGAACAGGTGCTTTAGGTGATTTTGATGAAATTTTAAAGCAACTAGATAAGCAAGGTGCTATTGAAGAAAACATGTTGTTCTTATCGAGAGCTACTGCTTTAGATTTTGATGACATGATAGCTACAGTAAATGGAGGTTTTGCTGGTAGTGCTACTGGTAGAGGTGCTTCTTACGGTTTATTTAACAACGAAGCTGAAATGGCATTAAACTTTGGATTTGATGGTTTTAGAAGAGGTTCTTATGACTTTTACAAAACTGACTGGAAATATCTAAATGATGCTTCAACTAGAGGTTTAACAGCTGATATTGATGGTGTTATGATTCCTGCTGGAACATCTACTGTTTATGATCAAATGTTAGGTCAAAACATTAGACGTCCTTTCTTACATGTAAGATATAGAGCTTCGGAAGCTGATGATCGAAAAATGAAATCGTGGGTTGTAGGTTCTGTAGGTGGAGCTTATACTTCAGGTTTAGACGCTATGCAAGTACATTTCTTATCTGAGAGATGTCTTTGTGTTCAAGGCGCTAATAACTTTGTATTATTTAAGTCTACTACTTAATTAAAACAATAATAAGATCCCGCTTCGGCGGGGTCTTTTTTAATTATTATATTATATTATATTATGGAAACAAAAGAAAAAAAGGCTCCAGCTAAAGCTGTAGCAAAAGAAATTAAAAAAAATACTTGGGAAATTAAAGATAGATATTATCATTTATTAAATGGCAAATCTCCTTTAACATTTAGGATTAACTCAAAACACTCTTCAAGAAAACCTTTAATGTGGTTTGATAAAGAAAAAGGTTACAATAGAGAGTTAAGATATGCAACTAATATGTCATCTCCATTTGTCGACGAACAGGTAGGAGCTGTGACATTAGGACACATCGTTTTTGAAGATGGAGTTTTAATGGTACCTAAGTCTGATGTAGCTTTACAAAAAATGCTTTCATTGTATCATCCAAATAGAAACAAGTTATACGCTGAAAAAGATGATGTACAAGAAGCAACTGATGATTTAGATTATTTAGAACTAGAAGTAGAAGCTTTAAATGCCGCTATGACTATGGACATAGATCAAGCAGAAGCAATACTTAGAGTAGAACAAGGTTCTAGTGTATCTAAGATGAGTTCTAAAGAGCTTAAAAGAGATTTAATACTATTAGCTAAGTCTAATCCTAGTTTATTTATAGAACTAGCAAATGATGAAAATGTAGAGCTTAGAAACTTTGGTATTAGAGCTGTTGAAGCTGAAATATTAGATCTATCACAAGATCAAAGAACATTTACTTGGGCTAGTAATGGTAGAAAACTTATGAACGTTCCTTTTGATGAAAACCCATACTCAGCTTTAGCTGCTTGGTTTAAAACTGACGAAGGTGTTGAAGTTTATAAATCTATCCAGAAAAAGTTAAAATAACAAGTGATTATAATCATTAAGGGGCTGCGGTTGGCAGCCTCTTTTTAAAATATTAAAAATGGCAATAAGCGTAGATACTGTATATAAAACTGTATTACTTATTTTAAATAAAGAGCAAAGGGGTTATATGACACCTGATGAATTTAATAAAATAGGTAGTCAAGTACAAAGAGAAATATTTGAGGCTTACTTTGAAGACTTAAACCAACAGCTACGTATACCTCAGTCTGATGTAGAATATTCAGATAGAGTTGCTATTACAGATGAAAAAATTGCAGAATTTAAAACTGAAAGCAATCCAACAGGTACAAATCCTTTTACGGTGCCAACAGATTTATATAGGCTAGGCTCAATTACTTATGAACCAAACGCTAGCACATATAAAGAAATACAAAGAGTAGGTAGAGCTGAAATATATAATATTAGAAAATCTCCTTTAACTGCACCTACTACCAACTATCCAATATATTTATACGAAGATAATAAAGCTTTAGTTTACCCAGAGACAATAGTTGATTTAACTCATATTAAAATGCAATATGTTAAAAAACCAACTGACGTTAGATGGGGTTATTATACAGGTAGTTTAGGACAATTAGTTCATGATGCTACTGTATATGGACCAAACTTACTAAATACAGGTGTTGGGTCTTTAACGTCTAGTATAACAACTGACGCGTCAGGAGCTACTGATGGAACTTACACAGGTAAACCAGGTATAACAGCTGGTTATACCACTAGTGGTTCTGGAACTGGATTAACTATAACTATTGTAATATCAGGTGGTGTTGCAACTGTAGTAACAGTAGACGCAGCTGGAACAGGTTTTGAAATAGGAGATACTATAACTATTGCTAATTCAGTTATAGGTGGTGCAAGTAATCTAGTAATAACATTGACTGCTGCAAATTTTAACTCAGGTAGTACATATGGTACAACTAATTTTGAACTACATAACTCTGAAAGAACTGAAGTAATATTAAAAATGTTGTTGTATCAAGGTGTTGTAATAAGAGATCCACAAATTGTACAAGTTGCTGCACAAAAAGTACAACAAGAAGAAGTAAACGAAAAATCATAATAAATGGGACTTATAACAGAAACTAATGCTGAGTATTACACTGGAAATAATTACGGTAGTTACATATATATAAGTCTAGATGATATTATAAATAACTTTATAGTAGCATATATTGGAGCTGGTAAATTAATACCATCAGCTAAAAGAACTGATATAATGTTTCATGCTAAAAGAGGTTTACAAGAATTTAGCTATGATACTTTAAAAGTTATTAAATCTCAAGAATTAACTATACCACCTAGTTTGTCATTAGCAATACCACAAGATTATGTTAATTATGTTAGATTATCTTGGATAGACGATGCAGGTGCTAAACATATTATATATCCAACTAGAGTTACTTCTAATCCTACAGAACTTCCAATACAAGATAATACTGGTCAACCTACTCAAGATCAAGCTGGTGTTAATTTACTTTCAGAGCAGTCAATAACTGAAGAAAGATGGAAAGACAGATCTTTAACAACTGACTTGCAGCCAGATGACTATAGAATACCTAGAAGAGATTTTTTATTAGGTCAAAGATATGGATTGCAACCTGAAGAAGCACAAGTTAATGGTATGTTTACTATAAATGAAAGAACAGGTACTTTTTCTTTTTCAAGTGATTTAGCAGGTAAACTAATAATATTAGAATATATATCGGATAACTTAGCTTATGATGCTGATATGAAAGTTCCTAAAATGGCAGAACAAGCAATGTATATGCATATAGCTTATTCAATATTAGCAGGTAGATCAGGTATCCCAGAATATATAGTGCAAAGATTTAAAAGAGATCGCTCTAGTGCTCTTAGAAACGCTAAAATACGTTTAAGCAATATAAAGATTGAAGAAATCGCTCAAGTGTTTAGAAACAAATCTAAATGGATTAAACATTAAGTATGCCAGAAATTAAAAATACTTTCCTAAAATCTAAGATGAATAAAGACTTAGATGCTAGAATTTTACCTAATGGCGAATATAGAGATGCTAAAAATGTTAGTGTTAGTAGATCTGAAGGTTCAGATGTTGGTTCATTAGAAAATGTTTTAGGCAATGAATTAACTTCTGATTTATTAAGTAAGATAACTAGCTTAGAAATATCAAAAGCAAATACTGCTTATGGTTTAAATTTAAGGCCAGGTGAAATAGCTTTAGATCAGCTAGAAGTTTTAGGTTATTATTCGGCAATATCTATTGATAAAATATTTTTATTTTTAACAGATTATAGAGATGCTTCTAAAACTCAATTAGAAAATTTTGCTCCAAGTGACAATGTAACTAGAAGTGCTGGTCCTGCTCCTTACACATATACATATAATTATAAAGGATCTGGATGCTATATAGTAGAATATAACGTAGATTCTAATAATTTCACAGTTTTAGTTGCTGGTAATTTTCTTAATTTTTCTAAAACTCATCCAATAATAAATGTAAATTTACTTGAAGATTTATTATTTTGGACTGATAATAGAAATCAACCAAGAAAAATAAATATAAAAACTTCTAGTTCTGAAATAACAGAAAATGGATCTTGGGAGTATTGGATTCCAGGTGATTTAACATCATCTTTAAATAACGAAAATTATCCATACTATTATAATGAAGACCATATATCTGTTGCTAAATTTGCTCCTTATAATTCTATAAGTTTTCTAGATTCATCTAATAATAGCACTTTAATATCTAATCACCAGAAATATTTACCATATCATATTGTTACTAAGACAGGGCCTTCTGTTACCAACCCTGGTGTAAGTGTAATGGTGATAGATGGTAATTATACAACTGCAAGTTCTGGTAATGTAGATATAATACCAGGTACAGATGAAGATATACTAGTAGTACCACAGCAAACAGGAGTTGATGAAGAAAAAATATATCAATTAAATGGAACTGTTACTCCTGGAGCTACAACGAGCGTTACAATAACAGGTACATTTGGTATAAGTATACCTGCCGCAAGTACTGTTTTTATAGCTAGAAAAAATCCAGATTATAATATAAATTATACTGGTGATGAAAATCTATCACATGATAAATTTCCTAAATTTAGTTATAGATTTAAATATGATGATGATGAGTACTCTTTAATGGCACCATTTACTCAAGCTGCTTTTGTTCCTAATCAATTTGGTTATTTTGTTAATAATGACGAAGAAGTAATTAAAGAAACTGGAAACGTGTTTTTTATGGAAAACAGGGTTGATCAAGTAAAAATGAATATAGATTTACCTTGTAAATTAGAAGATCAATCTACTAAAATAAAAGCACAAGACTTAGAAAAAGAATTAAAAATAAAAGAGATACAAATATTGATTAAAAACTCTGACGAGCAAGCTGTAAGAGTTATTGATGATGTGCCTATTTCTAGAGTTGCTAGTCAAGCTTCAACTAATACCTACTATGAATATGATTATTTAAATTCTAAACCTGTTAAATCACTACCAGAAGCAGAATTAGTAAGAGTACATGATAAAACACCTGTTAGAGCATTAGCTCAAGAAGTTGTTTCAAATAGAGTTGTATATGGTAATTTAGTTACTAATCACGCTTCTTTAGATTATATACAATATCAATTATCATATTCAACTAAAACAAATAACAATTTTACTACAGAATTTCCTAATCACACTGTAAAACAAAACAGAAGTTATGAAGTTGGTATGGTTTTAGTAGACAGATATGGTAGAGCATCTAATGTAACTTTATCTGACCCGTCACTAATAACATCTGGAGCTAAAAATTCGACTATATATTTGCCTTATAAAAACTTTGAAAACAATAGTGTAGAATATTGGGGCCATAAATTAAACTTAACATTAAGACAAGAAATACCTAATTCAGACCCTAAATCTGGTTATCCAGGCTTACAATCAGTGTCAAATCCATTAGGTTATTTAACTTATAGAGTTGTTATAAAGCAACAAGAACAAGATTATTACAATGTTTACACTGCTGGAGCCTTGGCAGGAGAAATAGAATGGAGCGCGCATACAGATTCAAATGCAACTAATATAAATACAAATAGTCTTCCTAAATATATACAAACTAATAGAATATCTCAAATAAGTTTACGTGGTGATAATATAAATAAAATTCCAAGAGACTTATCAGAAGTAAATTCTAATGATGAAACATTTGGAAGCTCTGTTATACTATTTAATAGAGTAAATCCAATTTACGATGGAACAAATTCTTACAATAAACAGTCAATAGTTAGTGAACAAGGTGAAAAAGTAGTAAGCATAGAGCCTTTTAAAAACTTAGGAGTTTGGACAAATAAAAAAGGTAGTATTCACGCTGATGGAGACACTGGGGCTATAAATATTTGGTATCCGGCTTTTGAATATCCAAATACTACGTTTAATTTTTATGATATATTTTTTAAAGCTTCTACTAATCCATTTATAGCTACAATACAAACAGATTTTAAAATAGGTGCAACTCCTGAATATTTATTTAACTCTCAACCATCTAGTGCTGGTGAAGCTGTTGAAGCTGAAGCTGGTATAAAAAGAGCTTATAAAGATTTGGGTGTTTTTGAAACTAAACCTACTAAATCTGCTTTAGATATATATTGGGAAACGTCAACTTCAGATTTAATATCTGTTTTAAATGCTGACGTAGGAGTTGCTACACCTGTTGGTGTTGAGGATTCATTAGGTAATAATACTGCTTTAGGCGAAAATATACAATACGATCATTTAGAAAGTTTAAACACTAGCGGTTCAGCTTTAAACGTAACTAATGACTTACATTTAGTCGATGCTTTAGGAGTAGATATAGTAGACGATGTTACAGTTAATTTAATTAGCGTTATAGATGGAAATGGTTTTAATAGAACAAATTCATTTCAAATAAATACTGTTTCTGGAGCTCCTCCATATACAGTATTTAATATACAAGTTAAACAAAACGAATTTTTTGTATTTAATAGTGGTAGTAATGTTTCAGAAAATTATACTTTTAATTTAGAAGTAAGTGATAATGCTGCAACTCCTTTATATACAAACTTACCTATACAAATTAGTAATTGTAGATTACAAAATGTAGCTCCAATATGGAATACTACAGTAGGTCCTAATTTTAACTTTAAAACACCAGGCGATGATATAGGTTCTATTGAATTAGGTGATGTATACAACGGAAGCGCTGATGTAAATAGAAGAGAAGAGCAACTACAGTTTATAGTTGTTAATGCTTCAAATGATCAACCTTTAGCTAATGATTCAATATTTGTTGGTCCTAAAGAAGGTTCTAATTTAAGAAGAGTGATAAGAAGTAGAACAAATGCTATAAGTGGTACTTATAAAATAAAAGCTATAGATGCTAATGGAGCAGGTTTATTTACATATTCTAACATTTTTAATGTAGAGTTTATAATTTAAATGTGATTATATATTATGGCAATAGATATAAGATTTTTTAACTCTTTTGTTTTAAAGAAGAATATAAACAACTTAGGAAGTGGTAATGCTGCATATTTACCAGTTTTCCCTGGTTTGCCTAATAATCCAACTGATTATCCCTTGTTCCCAACATCTGGTAGTAATCCTGGAGGTAGAACAGAACCTAATGTAACAACTGCTAATGTTAGAAACTGGGCTGTAGAAGAATCTAGAATAAGAGGTGGTTTTAATGAGACTGAAGTAGGTTATGGTGTTAGAGCTTATTTAAGAGAAGAAACTAGTGAACAAAAAATTAGAACTAATGCAATAATATATTCTGGCATTTATAATTCTAATACTGGTATAAATAGAACTAATGAGTTTCCAATTGGTGAAGAAATAACAAAAGCAGTTGACCCAGGCAATGGCTCTATACAGAAATTACATGCTATAGATACTAATATGGCTATATTCCAAGAAGATAAAGTAAGTAGAGCTTTAATAGATAAAGATGCTATTTATTCTGCTGAAGGTGTTGGAACACCTGTTTCTTCAACTAAATTAGTTATTGGCCAAATAACACCTTACGTTGGTGAATATGGTATTAGTAAAAGCCCTGAAAGTTTTGCTTATTTTGGTTATAGAAGATATTTTACAGATAAAAATAGAAATGCTGTAATGAGACTATCTAATGATGGCTTAACTGAAATATCTCAATATGGCATGAAAGACTTTTTTAGAGATAAACTTTCTGAAATAAATGATGAATTTTATTTAGATAGTTTTACCTCTACAATAACAGCTTCAGCTACAAGTCCTTTACCTTATATAAGAATTACAACTAATTTAAATAAAATTGAAAAAGGCATAGAAGTTTTAATACCTCAAACAACTGGTAATGATGTTTCAGCTACTGTTTTAGGTTGGTTTGGTTCTATTTCTAGCTCGTTCTTACTAGTTTACTTAGATACTAGTCCGGTATCACCTGATTTAGCACAAGAAGTTACTTTTAATAAGTATATTAAAGACAAGTTAGTTGGTGGTTTTGACAATTATAATGATCAATACACGATTTCTTTACAAAAAAATAATAATTTTATAAGTGAAACTACTGGGCAAGAAGGTATAAGTGTTAATTATTATACAACATCGTTTGATGAAGGATCTCTAGGTTGGACAAGTTTTTATGATTATAAACCTGGATTTATTTTTAGTTTAAAAAGTAATTTTTTCACTACTACTAGTCCACAACTATATAAACATTATTCCAATAATGTAAATAGAAATAACTTTTATGGAGTTGATAATAGTTCAGATATAACATTTATATTTAACGCTAATCCAAGCATAATAAAGAATTTTAAAACTGTTAATTACGAAGGAAGTAATGGTTGGCAAGTTTCAAATTTACAATCAGATACAGAAGGTTTTGACTTACAAGGAGGCACTCAAAATCAATACACTGACTCTGCTAAAATAATAAAAAGTTATAACGAAGGTTTATATACTGAAGGTGGTATACCTTATAGAGCAGGTTTTAATAGAAAAGAGAATAAGTATTTTGCTAATTTAATTAATAATAGTGCAGCTAGACCAGGAGAAGTATTTTTTGGTGGTGCAACTACAGGTATTAAAGGTTATTTAGCAACAGTAAAAGTATCGACAGATGCAACTACAGATCCAGGTGGAGCTAAAGAGTTGTTTGCTGTCTCAACAGAATTTGTAGTATCATCAAAATAAAATTATAATTATGGGTTTTTTAGAAGGTTTTGAATTAGCAGATGGAACAGGTTGGAAAGCCGCTGCTCAAGCTGCACCAGCATTGCTAGCAGGTTATCAAGCTATAAAAGCAAAAAGAGATTATGGTAATAAAGTTACAGAAATAGAAAACTTATTGGAAAATAGACAGCAATTAAATAATCCTTATGCTAATATTTCTAATCCATTCGCTAACTTACAAGTAGCTACTAAAGCTGCTGAAATGCAAGCTGAACAGTCAGATATAGCTTTAGCTAATACCTTGGACAATTTAAGACAAACAGGCGCCGGTGGTGCAACAGCTTTAGCTCAAGCAGCTTTAAAATCTAAACAAGGTATTGCAGCTGATATACAAAGACAAGAAACTCAAAATCAAAGACTACAAGCTCAAGGACAACAAAGAGTTGATTTAGCAAAAGCTCAAGGTCAAATGCAGACTATGATGCTACAGGAGAAAAGAACAGAAGCAGATTTAACCAGATTGCAAGATCAAGCTGACTTATTAAAAGCTCAACAAATATATTCTACACAATCAGCTATGAGTGCTTTAGGTAAGGGTCTAGAAACTTTAGCCGGTGGAATAGTGCCAAAACAGTTGCCTACATTTACTGAAGGAGCTGATGGTCCACCTACTGAAAAAGATTTTTTTACCAATCTAAGTGATCCTAATAATCCTTTTAGTTTTATGCAACAAGATATTGATAATTTTCAGTCTACTAACCCTCAATTTTCTCAAGGAATTGTATCATCAGGGCCTAAAGTTCCAGGAGCTACAACATTAACGCAGTATTATCAAGGACTAGGTCAAGGTTTACCTTCGTTACAAGATAGAAGAGGCTTGTATACTCAAGCTGGTCTAGGGTCTTCTTATTCAGGAACATATAATCAAAATGTAGCTTTATTAGAATTTTTACAAAACCAATAAATTATGGCAAGACGTTTTAATCCTTACTTAATAGATAGAAGTGCTGATTACTTATCAAATAGTATTCAAGGAGCTGTTACAGCTTTTGATACTCAAATGGCTAATATTGAAAAAAGCAAAAATGAATTAGCACTACAAGATGCAGAGTTAAAAAAAATATCATCTAGTTTAAGTGCTGATGATGAGCAAAACTTTAAAGACGATTTAACCGATGCTATTAATGCTGAAATAGATAGAATATATAAATTAGGTTATAATTCTATAGGTAGAGATCAGACTGAATATTTAAAAGCTCAGTCTAACCTACTTAACGGAGTTAAAGATTTACAAGAAGGTTTAGCTATATTTGATGAAGAAGGTAAAGAATATCAAAAAATAGTAGAAAGCGGACAAGGTCAATTTAAAATATCTAATAGCACTGATCCTAAAGCTAGAGCTTTTATGAATAATATATCTTTAAATAAAGGTAATGGAACTAAAATAGGTTATGAAAATGGTAATTTTACCTTAAACTATAATGGTTATAGTAAAAATATAAGTAATTATATGCAGTCTAGAAAAAATGGTGGACCTGCTACTATAAATTATGTGAATGATCCAAGTGCTGAATACAAAGCTATATATGATAAATATGCTAGCAATTATGAACCTAAGCTTATTAAAATACAAACTGAAGCAGCTGATGGTAGCATAACTACAACTACTAGAAAAAATTATGATCTAGCTAGGCAAAAAATACGTGAAGATTTATATAATGATCCTAACTTATTAACTAGTATATCTGGAGACGAATACCAATATTTATCTCAGTTTTCAAATAACATAGATCCCAATGAGCCATTTAAAGGTACTCCTGATCAAATTAAAAAAGCTTTAGATGCTAAAGTTAATTTAATAATGGATCAATACGCTAAGGAAAACCAAACAACTCAATACGTTAAAAATTTACCTAGAAAAACAAGCCAAGGAGAGCCTTCAGTAGCTAATATAAATCAGTCTGCTTACGATAAATATGAAAGAAATAAATGGTATTCTAAACAATTTGCGTTAACTCCTGATAAATTTGGTACAAATCAATTAGTAAGAGTTTTAAATGACTATGCTGGTGAAGATATTTATATGTCTGGAAGTGAAGTAGGTGGTGATGCGAATGAAATATATGAGTTAGTTCCTGGAACAGCTAGTGATCCTACGCCTACTCCTAGACTGTTTATAGGTAAATTATCTGAATCTAAAATATTAAACGCTTTAAATAAAGCTTCTAAATTAAGTCAAGAAGATTTAAAGCAAGTAGAGCCTATGTTTAAAACTATGAATTATTTTATAGGTGAAGACGGGACAGTTAAATATTCTCAAAAATTACCAACTCCTGAAGATTTTAATAATAAATGGTCAAAAGCTGGCAAAGGTCAACGAGTGTTAGGACCTGACGGTAAATACTATATAAAAAAATAATATATGAGTGAATGGTCACCTCCTTCAGATGCTGTTTTAGCTAGTGAAGATACTACATCTACATGGTCACCTCCTTTAGACGCTGTTTTAGCAAATGAATTAGAAATTAAAGTTATACAAGATACTGAGCCTATAAGTATAGACAACAGATTAAATTTAAAACCTGACGAAGAAGGATTATATAATATTAGAATAAATGACAAGGTAGAAAGATTTGCAACTCCATTTATGGCTGGAGAACCTTCAATAGTAAGAACTCAAGTTCAGGAAGTAGGTGGAAAAGCAAATAAAGAACAAGTTGAAAATATGGTAAATGTTATGGACTCTTTGCAAAAAGATGTGTATAGCAATTTAAGTAAATATGATATAGTTGAAGAAGGAACTTTAGGAGCTCAAACCTATAATTTAACAGTTGAAGATAATAGAAAAATTAAAGACACTATATATGAAGATTTTAAATCTAAAACAGGTTTAGATGTTGATAGAGGTTCTTTTGATTATATTTATAATGCTTTAGAGCAGTCTAACAAAGACAAAGTAGAACAAGAGTATAAGTTAAGCAGAATAAGACCAGAAAGTACTAAATTAAATAAAGACTTTGAAAACGAGTTTGCAGCACAAGCTGATAAAGGGAAGTCTGAAACTCAACTAAAAGTAGAATCTTTAAAAGAAAAGCAAGGTGATATAACTTTTGAAATTACAAGTATAGATAATAAAATAAATCAAGTAAACAATAACCAAGAAATAACTAGCGATCAAAAGGAAGCTCAGTTAAATGACTTAGAAGACAATAAAAAAAGGTTATTACAAGAAAGCAGAGATTTAGATTCTGAAATAAATGTATTAGCAACAACTACAGAGCGTGGACCAGGTAGGTTTGGTGAGGATTTTGGGGTTAGTTACAAGAAAACTAATAAAGAGTTAACTGCAGACTTTTTTAACGAACAAGGAAGAAGTGAAGAAACTGTAAAAAGGTTGTCTAAGCTAGCTGAAGATACTGACAATACAGCTGGTGTTAAAGCTCAAAATATTTTAAATACTAACCCGGGTATATCTCAAAGAGAAGCTGTTAAAAAACTATATGAAGACGAGTTATTATATTTACAGCAATTTGAAGCCGATGGTAGAAATAAGTTTGTTAATCTAAAATTTAGCCAAGCTCAGTTGACTGGTGGAAATCCTATAGGTTCTGGAGTATTAAAAAAATTAAG